ACCGACCAACTGACGGACCTCGGCCTCAATTTCTTCCAATGTCCAGGTAAGTGCCATTACGGAATCAATCCAACAACGGCGTTTACGTGCATTGCCAGATATTTAACATCATCTATCTGGACCTCTGTTGTCATTTCTTTAACGAATAGAACGTGGGCGCTTTCAATTTCAGGGTCTGCCGAACCCTTAAATTTACCGCCACCCTGTGCTGACCTGCGGAAGATTGTTCCGGTCGTTTCGCCGTCAGGCAATACAAGTATTCTGTTGTTTGGCAAAACTAAATCGTTAATTATAGGAGCCGCCATAATTTACCCCTTAAAATGAGTCTTCCCTTGTGGCCGTTCCGCCTTGAACTACATAGTTGTCAATACACAGGTTTTGAGATTTGGCGCCCGTAACTGAGTAATAAATCGCATCAACGGCACTAATGTAATTGTGTACTATTAAAGCACCACTGGGGCTTGGTGTTAAATCTTTGATACCAAACGCCATTTGGTTGTCCCTTGCAGGGTTATTTGAAATGACATTGTCCTTTATCAGTACGAAGCCGCCGGAAGTCATAGTGGACTCAACCTGAATCCCTACGCCAGTTGACCAAAGGCGATTATTGGTAATCTCCGCCCGCTGTGCAGCCACACCTGCAAAACGAATAACATAGTCCGGACTATTGACAGCATTCGTCTCATAGCCCATTCTGCAATTATTAACCACCAAATCAGAAGAGTTGCCGGCATACAATATGTTTTCCGTAATCGCAGCTTGACTATCGAATACACATTTATCAAACGATAAGCCATGACAGTTACCCGTGGCGGAAACAATGGGAACACCGGCATCACTACACCTGAATTGTAAATTATGAATACGACAATTCTGGGCGTGTGAAAAAGCGTGATAACCCTGTATTCGCACCTTGCCGCCAATACCAATCACATCACAGTTTTTGGGAAATGCCGTCAAATTCTCAGTGTAAGTCTGGGCGTTAATATACATGGTGTTCTGATTGTGATTGTTAAGGTCAAAGGCGGTATTATTGGCAGTAATCGCCACCTCAACGGTCGCAAACGGTCTCTGAGGGCTAAGGCCATCATAATTGTCATTGCCATTGGTTTCGCAAACCCAGAACACCTTACCGAAGGCGGCGCTGGGATTGAACCCCATTATTGTCGCCCGCTCCTTAGTGCTGAGTTTAATACTATCGAATTTGTCCTGTATAAATCTTTTGAGTAACATAACACATTCCTTTCATGTAAATGAGTCTATGTCACCCCCGTTCTTGCTTTCGCAAGAAAGCACGGGGGCCATCTACCCAAACGTTTACAATTCTTTTTTTTTACTATACAGCTACTTTGGCGGGCGCTTCTGTTGGCGCTTCGCAGTTCACCACATTGTAGTTGTGATGCCTTCCATGTACCTTTACTGCCCCCAGGCCGGCCTCGCCCTGTTTGAGCGTGGTTATAGGAAATGCACAGCCCTTGAGGTGCCTAATTACACTTTCAGCCAAGTGGACCGCTTTGCCGCTATACAGCTTAAATTGAATGCCCTCGAAGTTGAAACCGAAGTCAACACCATCGTCCAAGCCCTTGCTAAATACCTGGACCCAATGGTGGGGCTCGGCGTCGAGCTTGGCCTGCATGCCCTTGACCGACTCTGCCGCCTTTTCTTCCCGCTGCTTCTTGGCTTGGGCCTTGGCCGCTTCGGCCTTGGCCATTAGGTCTTCGGCCTTTTTGATCAGGGCCTCATTGGCCTTTTTAAGTGCCTCAAGCTCTTTGGCTGACTTCTTTTTGGACTCCTTAAGCTCGGCCTCGAGCGCCGCTATTGTTTTCACCATCTTGCAATTCCTTATAAAATCAGACTACGCGCCTGATAATTAACCAATATCGCCGATGTCTCTAAAGTGACCGTGTCGCCAGGCAACTACATAGACAATCTTGTCAGTCTCAAGTAATGTTCCGCCAAGGGTGATGCCCTTGCCCTTGGATGCGACAACGTTTTCCTCGCGGCAGGTCCAGACGTTACCACCACCGTCGGTCACCGTCTCGCCAGGGTCCACATCCCAGGTCGTAGGCTCACTGTCACCGGTCGAGGTGTCTGTGGTCAGTTCATAGACGTAACCGTTATGCGTTGGGGGTCGAACGATTGTACCGACCGCCGTTGCACTTCTTTCGCCGGTTGAATAATTTGTGGCGGCAAGCCAATCGGCAACGGCCGCTTCGACAAGACCAATACCTGGCTTCGGTGAATCTATGAGGACTCGCGGAGTCTTTGCCCCATCATAAGCCGAGATACCTGTGGCCGCAGTAGCCATGTAAGTCTCGGCGCCACCGGCCGTGTTCTTAATGCCGTATTCCCAGCTGCCTGCAATGGCCTCGGCGCTGTCTTCCATCTCCTCCCCAAACCATCGATAGGTGTCGGGATTAGTGCCGGACATGACAGTTACCTCGGCAAGACACGGAATGAAACCGAGGTCGAGGTTGTAGTCGACGGCACCACCTTTCAGCCTGATTACTACAGGATCATTAATCATTTTATGTACTCCTTAATTAAGGTTCACAGTTACCATCACCCGAACTCCGAATATCACCTTTTCACTGAAAGACTAAAAAACGTCTTTCATCTAATCTGAGCGTTTTGTTACTCTTAAGGCCTGAATGTTGTTGTCGTTGAGTATTCGGCATACATTCATATTCTTCCAGGCCATCGTCTGCCTTTGGTCGGCAGGGTCGGCTGAACCGGCAGAACCCTTGGGATGAATAATCAAACGGGCATTGGCCTTCTTCAGGTCCACCACTCCGTATGCGTGCTTGGCTATGATGGGAATGTAGTAGTAACTTGTCGATGTCGTCGGGAAAGGCTCGGTAGCGCTGCCATCCTTATGGGCCACCGAAGAGGCAAGAAATCTCACTTCCTCGATACATCCCCGCTCGGCCTCTAAGACACTCTTTTGCTGTGAGTATTCCGACACCTTCTGATAGCCGATGCACCGGGAAAGGTCCCTGTTCAATGCGGTATTCATCATTGCCCAGTAAGATGCCGATATCGGGCCTGTACCAACTCGAACACTGGCGTCAATCTGCGGTGCTATGGGAGAAGCGTCAACGTTCTGAAGATTGTTGGCGATGGTCTCAATGTCATCTGAGTTCAGGCATGTAACTTCCGGCTCTCCGTGGGAGGCCGTAGTGACAGAGGCCGTTGCTACCAGGACGTTTCGGACCAGTAAATCCTCGGTCCTTAACATCTGGTCGTTCAGCTCCGTGGCCCCCTGGTTGAGTATCTTGTTCTCGCAGGTAAACTCCAAAACATCTGTTATCAGAATCCATCCGATGTACTGGCTCAATGTGCCTCGAATGTCCTGCTTACTGAGCAAGTCGGCTTCCGGGGTAACACCTTCGGTTACGCGTGCCTCCCTGGTCGCTAACTGAGCCCACCGGCGCCATAAGATGGTCTTTCCGTGACCGGCAGGTAAATTCTCCCGGTCGCCAAATAAAGTGTGGATCAATCTCGGTTTGTTCCGGACTAATAAGGCCTTGTTAAACCAGGCATTTACCCCCGGAGTTATTACCGCTGTGTCTGTTACGTTGTCCATGATTTACCTCATAAATCTGCCCCACACGCGTTGGCTAACTTAATGAACTCCGCGTCCGACATATTCGCCACCCGGCCTTCCTCAGACAGACCTTCGCCACCTTTGGTGTTGGCGGATGTCTTTACCCTGTTGGCGTTCTCAACCGCTTCGTTTATAACCTGCTCGGCCTCTGTTTTAGTCGTCTTGGTGGTATCGCCTTCGGCCGTCTTCTTGGCCTGAATCTTGGCAATGGAATAGGCCGCCGCTGCAGGGTCGGCGGAGTTCTTGATAGTTTCCATCAGTGTGGGGTTTGCTTTAATTGCTTCTTTTAACGGGCCCGCAAACTGACCGGCTCGGATCTGCTCTGCGGTCCCCACGAGCTGGGGATAGTCGGGATGATCGATAAGAAACCGTATCTGGGCATTCTGCCGCTGCGCTATACCCTGGAAGTAAGCGTTTATCTTCTTCTGCTGCTCCTGATTGGGTATGTCCTTGGGGTCGTCCGGGTCAAGACCAACTTCCTTGTAAATATCGAACGCTTCGGCTTGAGGTGCCGCCGGCGTATTGGCCCTTAACAGAGCCTGGTTTTGCTCGAGGAGCTCGTTTTTCTCCTCAGCGGCCTTGAGCTTGGTATTCTGCTCGTCAAAGCGCTCTTTAGACACCGTCTCCGGTTTGGTTTCCTCAGTCGTTGCAGTCGCTTCTGTCTTTTCTGTTTTGACTTCATCCATAACTATTCCCTTTCTTCAAAAGTGCGGCTTCCACTTCATTTGGCCGATGGCGAAACGGCCCCATCTCGCCAAGCCACGAGGTTTATTTCTTAACAGCACTCGCTCGTGCTGCATTTTCCTTCTTGATTTGAGCAATGGCTTTTTCGTGTCGCTTTGAGTCTTTCCTGATCATTTCCGCTTCAACTAACGTCCGCGCATCATCCTCAATCGCGTATTGAGCTTCTGTTTTTGCCATTGTCGGTATCCTCATATCATTTCTTTCCGGGCAATAAAAAACGGCCTTACCAAGGGTACTGGCCCCCAGTAAGGCCGTGATTTATTCTTACGTTAACCTCTGCCCGTCGGCTTCGGTCAAACCCGATATTTAGTTATAAATTAGTGGTAAATCCTTCGCTATTTTGATTAGTCCTTCATCAACTTCGCCCAATGGAATACTCGGGTCAACCGGGGCGTCCTTGGGCAGTACCCATATCTCTTCGATCCTTCCCGACTTGTTATCTACTTTCCATAGCATCGTATTGAGCATCATCGGCGGCTTAAAGTCCATCGGTGTAATCGTCAATCGAAACTGCGTATCGTTGGCGTACCAGTCGCCAGTCACAAAAATATAGTAAGGCTCCCGGCGGTGCTTGTTCTTGTCCATGCACCGTCGAAAGTCCTTCTGAAACACCTCAGTTATCGAAGGTAGTATTTCACCTATTTGTGTCATTTCAAACTTACTCTACTGTCAGTTTGGGCCGAGCCGAGGTCTGGCGAACCTGCATGTCCCGTTTTTGTGGCTTTTTTATCTACCTTATCCCAAATAGAAACGCCACCTTCCATCGCCTGTATAGCTTTCCCATAACGCATACGTGCATCTTCCAGACAACGGAAAGCTAACTTGAGATTCGCTATTACTTCAGATTCCGCAAATGATTCGTCCACGCCAGCTTGATATTCGGCCGCTACCATATCCCGGGCCTGTCCTTTTAAGTTCTCAATTTCCAGCCTCATTCCATGACAATCATTTTTTAATTGTTCTGACATTTGTTTTTCTCCTATCGTCTCGTAATTGCCTCTTTGCGGTTCTTCTGTGATGCAATCTCAAAATCCGCGGCCATTTTTAGTAATTGCATTACCCTGTCCGTGTCCATGTTTTCAAGCTCTTTGGCCAGCTTCACTCTTGCCAAGGCGGCGTCGGCGTGATGCTCCTCGACGTTGGCGTGGCGCTCTTCGGCCCTGCCGACGTCTGCCGCTATCTTGGCGCCCCGCAGCTTGTCTAATATCTGTTTTTCCTGCATCTGCTGGGCCATCATCTGCTGTTTTTGCTTGGATGCCTGAATGAGGGCCTGTTTTATCTTCTCGGGGAACTGGGTGGGGAACGCTTCAAGAATGACCTCTTCCGGAATACTAAAGCCGGCTTTCAGTAGATTAAGAAGCTCGGTATAGAACATCTGCCGCTGCGTCTCTGTGAGAATCCCTTCCTGTGGCGTGCAGTCATACTTGGCAACCTCATCGGCCAATAATTTCCTTTCTTTGACTTCCATGCCAAGTATGCCCGCCGGCTGCTGATTTATTATCCTCTGTATTTTCTGCGGCGAATAGTTGGCCAATATCATCTTGACTAATTTGAACCCCAACTGTTTCTTACTGAACCGAAGGTTATCGAACAGATCCTGCAAGGCCACCAGGCCCGCCCCCTGCCGCAGCTTCATCAGGTACCCGGACATCTGCTGTTTGAGTTCATCCGTGCCGAACATCGAATCGTTCACGCACCCGATATCATTGATAAGCTTTTGTAAATCGTGGTTCAGCTGAAACAGGCCTGCAGGAACATCGCCCATTCGCATTTCCTGGAAACGATCGCTTATTGGTCTCTCAGAGCCGGGACCCATCGCTTTTAACCAAACCCCTTTGCCTTGGCCTGAAGCGTGAATGTCGTCCTTGTTAACTAATGTCCCCTCTATCGCCACCCTTCCCGTCGCTACCTGGCTGTCGATAATATCGAGTATCTTCGATATCCTTTTGGAAACCTCCCTCTGCGGGTCCCTGAGCCTCCGGACGTTGCCTTGCAATTTTACGGCGAAGTCATCGTATTCCGGCACCCAGAACCCGGCAATGAGCACATGGGGATAATCGTCAATTTTATTGGGGTCCGGACCGCTGTGTACGCACCTGCCGTTTACGTAGGCCGAGAATGTCACTGTCTCTTTGTAATCCTCGTAAGAGACTAATTGCATCGGGAACCTCTGTAGTAATTCCTTCAGCTTCCCGTCCTTGCCGTCCCAGTAAAATTGCATCCCCCCCTTCCTGTTGGCCAATATGTGGACCTTCTTATTGGTCCGCTCCCAAAACTCCGAATAGTTACACCGCTTGCCCTCATCCTTTCCCCTGCCCCTGTAGGCCGAGAAGGGTAATACCTCGTTACCACCCTCCTGTTTTGCAAGCTCGGTTATTCTTCCTCCTTTGCCGGGCAGCAGAGTTTTGACGTCCTCGGTCAGCATCCCTTCCTCATGGATTATAATGAAACCACAGTCCATTAAGTCCCTGCGGGTAAAGCCCGGGTCCAGCAGGAATTTATTGTAGGGCTTGCGGTCGAACTGGATATTTCCGTGCCTATCGATATATGGCTCTGACAAGTTCGCACCCGTCACGCAGGCGCCAAACTCGAAAGCGTCGCTTGTTATCTCGTAGCCGCTATTGTTTTCCATCATCGGCATGATCAGCCCGGTAAGCTGACTGGTTACCATATCGTCCGAGCCTTCCGATGGCCCAATCTTCAAGCTCAGCCGGTTCCTCCGTTCGTAACCGGTAATCATCTTGATAATTCGCCATGTAATATTGAAGTTGAGGACCTCGCGGTTCTGCTTTCTCATATAGGCCCTGTCCTCCGCCGTCCAGGGTGTGTCTAAATAATACTTCATATCCTTGTGGGCCTCCGACATCTGCGGGAACCACTGATCGTAGCTGTCGTTAAACGCGCTCTGAAAGTCTTTTTCCTTATCGTCGTATTTGCCCATAAAAAAAGCCCCCACGCTCTAATGAGCCGATGGGGGCTATCCAGTTTTCTGGTAAGCTTAGACTATTAAATTTTAACAAGGCTAACGGTGGGAGTCGAACCCACTATACGGGCGTCACCTATTGGCGGCGATACAACCTATCTCACTTTCAGACCAGCGCTCAACCGCCCCAGCCCGATTTCTGCCTAATGAATCGCAGTTAGCCTATCTTACTGCTGGGCGACGCTATGCGCCCAGTTTCAAATCCCCAATTACAATTTCTGTCTCTACCTGTGGAGCTTTAGCAATGAGAAATATCCCGCGACTTCTGTGTTTATTAATATGTTCGTTCGCATCAGGAAAATTGTTGAATGGTTTCGCTCTGGATCCATCTCCTTTTTCAGGGGCGCTTGTATCAATCCAAACGTTCCTGCCTATCTCTTCTGGCGACTGGCCTAAATCCTCTTCGTATCCCCAGACATCCACAAAATTTTCGTTTTTACATTCTGTGGTTTTTACATAATCGATAGACTTGGCTTTCACCGCCGGCACTCCCGCCGTGCCAACTCCCAAAATTCCCAGACACCATTGTAAAAAACTACGTCGTTTCATTCTGACTGATACTCCACTGTGTGCTCCGGTAAGATAGGTATGCCCTCGGGGTCGTGCTTTGCATTTCTAAACAAGATATGGGTCCGAGTCACCAACCCATTGACCACTACGCAGTATATGCTTGGGTTCGCCATTGTCGGGTACCAAATAACACCATATCTTACAACTTCGGCGATTTTTCTTATATCAGAACACATTTTTTCAAGCGAATCCCGCTTTGTCAAGGGTTTTTTTGGGGATTTTGACATAAATTTACTCCCATTCAGGTGCCATGAGGGCTGTTTTCGCATATTTCTTCGCACAATTCCTCAAACAATGGTTCCTCGAAAGCTCCGGCCTCTTTAAACTTGGCAAACATCGCTACGCCATATAAATACAAACCATCAAGTGTCCCGTCGCAACGGATGGCTGCCCTAATTTCTTCCTCAGTGAAATCGTAATCACCAAAGCCTTTTATCTTCATTTTGCTTTCTCCTGTGCATCCTTAACGGCACCTTGAATCTGCTTGGTCTCAATTACTCGGCTCTCGACGTGCTTGCGATGCCTTAGTCGCCTATCGGCTTCTCCCAAGTTTGGATATCTCTCGCCCTCTTGCCTCATTCTGTTCAACATTTCTTGTGTTTGTTGCTGTTGTCTTACGTACCAACTTGGCGGTATTTCGCCAAATAAATCTTCACGAAATCCCATTAGTCTTTCACCTCTCTTTGTGCTTTTCTTAGATTCCTGGCCAGCTTCAATAGGAAATCTCTCCTCTCCATCGAGTTCGGGAATTCACCGTCAATTAAGGCGTTGACGACATCCACAATCTCGTTGATTTTCGCTATGATCTCTGGCCGTCCAGCGCCAGAGCAATAATAGCCCTGCCCCATTTCTTCTTGTTGTAGTTTCTTAATCATCTTCAATTCAGCTTCTTAGGAACCGCTCCTATAGGTGCTAATATTCTGCTAGGTTGAAGGGAGGCCTTCGTCGGATCGGCAATGATTATCACCCCCACATCCGCCGGTAATACTGTCACTCCCTCTAAGGCGGGATTGAAGGTGAACAGTTTCCCGGCGACCTCAAGGAACGTATGCCGATTGTCTTTCTGTTTAATCCGTTCTTTGAACTCGAGAAGGTCCTCCACCGGACCCGTGAGCTGTACGTTGCCGCTCTTCGTAAAAATTGTCATTAGCCTGTCTGTTTCCGGAACCTCAACTTTTGCAATTTCTTTTTTGGCCATGTTATGGTCTCCTGTGTCTTGCCCAAATTTCTTCGGCCTCATCGGCCGTCATACGAGAGCTCGAATCAACCATGAGAACAGCCTTCGATGCGTATCTCGTGACATCGGCACCGTGATGATGACCATCCTTTGCCGGGACGCCTGTAAAGACCGGCTCATCCTCGGTACTCATTAACTTGTTCTTCTCCTCATGGTACGACTCAAGGTGTTCGATTAGCTTTGAACAGTGCTCCTCGGAGATCCATACGCTGTCCAAGAACTTCCTGGTCCTGTCGATACCCTCCTGCACCGTTCTTTCCAGGGCCAGTTTGGTCGGGTTCAATCCCAGCGCCTGTAATGTCTCGTAGGCGGTCTGGCCTGTAACTACCCGATGGGCGTTACTGCTCATATCGAATGGTACGAAGTCCTGGCCGTAATGATAACCGCACTTTTTTTTGAATACGTCAAACCTACGAACGTACTCCTCAACACCGGGCCCTGAATCCTCGTAATATCGAATGAACCGAACGTTTGAGCCAATCAGCTGAAAAAATATGAAGGCGCTCGTATAGCCTGCGTCCCGGACGATATGAACGGCGTAATTTGGATCGTGCTGAACTACCCCAATCCTGCCCTTCTTCCGCAGCTCCTTCATCTTGGTGCCGTAATATGCTCCTAATGCTGCCTTTGTTGATACTATACCTTCTACCCGAACATGATACTCATCCGAATCTACACCAAA